ATGAAATGCGGAAAATGCAAAAGAGAAGCGACATACGTAACCGTTCAAAAACCACCAAGAGCATACTGCTATCTTCATGTTCCAAAAGGCAAGACTACAATCAAGGTTGTTCCAGACAGAGCTCAGCAGGTTCTCTTTAGGGATATGTATGCAGGCTCGTGAACTGTTACCACTTGCAACGTTGGTCATAATGACTACTGTTACTTTGCCAGTGGTATGGCCAATCATACAATGGCAATTCTATGGTTTTCAAGGTCCACGGCCAGAAGTTGGAAGACCAATATCAATTGACTGGTCTACAGTTAAGTGGCCAGAGTTTGACTTTCAAACATGGTGGATGTGGATGGTCATCATATTACTTTTATCTATTCTAATTGAAGTAAGCCGGAAAAAGGAGAAGCTTAAGTAATGTTTCGACAGATAGCTTTATATACTTCGGAAGGGACCCTATCTACTGAGGTGAACCTATTGCCAGAAGAAACAAAGAGCAAGGAGTTCCCAACATACACAAAAGGCAAGAGTTGCGTCAAGGAAGGCCGTAAGCATGAGTATGTACGGCGAAAAACTTCTACCGGCAACTGGACAGACAAATGCAAGTACTGTGGCTCAACTCGCTTTATTAGAGTTGTAGAGAAACCAGCTTCTGTAACCATAGTTACAGGCACTCCACAAACTCAACAGCCAACAAAACCAGGACAACCAATACAGTACGGACAAAAGGGTAAGTGACAAAAACGGTTTGTTTTCAATACCGCTCCCATCTTTTTTGACCTCCAGACGGACGGCGGAATTTGTCTCCGTTCTGGGCACGCCATACCTCGAAGCGTGTATTTCGCCGTCCGGGAGACAGCTATTCCTTCGACAGATGGCTTTATATACTTCGTAAGGGGCTATAGGGTCTTGGGAATAAAAATCCCACTTCCAGGAACCGGAAATGTGCCAACGATGACCGGTAGCTTCAAGGCTCAGCGGCAGAGGATAAGAACTCCGCACAGACGCAGAAATGCCTGGAAGGCGGAGGTACACCGGTCGTGTTCCCGCCGGAGCACCTCTGCTGGGCGTTACGACCCAATGAAGAGGGCTCAGCAGGAGATATACGAAAATGTCTGATGACTTCCGCTCTGAGGGTCTTATAGTATTCCGTTCTTCTAAGAAAAAGAAATGTGCTAATTGCAGCAGAGGAACATATCTTGTATTTCAATCTTCAAGCTACAAGTGGCGAAGATGCTCTCGTTGCTGGACACCTGAAGAAGCAAAAGCGATAGTAAAATGGTAAGTGCCATATGTAGCAGGTGGTGAAATTATGGAAATGAAAACCAAAATATTGCTCATTATGGGAGTTGCCCTTATAGCAATTGGAATAGTCTTGATTGGAATAGACTATGTAGTAGCGACTGGCAACGGATGCGGAAACGGACAGGGAGGTTTCGCTTGTCGTACGTAGCCCGCATCATTGGAGTATTCGCAAGCAGCACACTTGCCCTCGCTTTCTTCTTTACGATTATTGCGGTCCTCTCAAATGGCATGAATGAACCAGCCTTCCACTGGGCTGGTACTATTGCTCCAGCTCTTTGGCTTAACGGAATCGGCCTAACCCTAATGACTTGGGTCCTTGACTAAGGAGCAAGAAGCTCGGTTAGGAGGGTCTGCATCTCCTGGGCTGTAGTTGTGGCTCGATTGCGGATATTCTGCCGTTGTGTGGGCGTAAGGTCTTCTCCCTCTATTTTAGCCTCGACCACTCGTGTTATGAGCCTGTTCAGGTCATTAGCCTTGTCCAGGAGTTCAGTCGTGATGTTCCACGCTCTCTGTAGTGTTACTGCCATGTTTTCACCCCTTTAGATGTTCATCGTGTACTCGAACCCTACTTCAGTGTTTATCGAACCAGCGGCCCACCCTGCTCCGATAGCTGTCTGAGCAACATAATAAAGAGTTGCTCCTGTAAGATTGGTTACTTGGAGGGCTGATTCAGCTTGAGTGACTCCGGCTCCTGCTGGAAGAACAACACTGGTCCCCTGTAAGGCTCCTGCCGCGTTGACGATGCCATAGGTTTCTGTTCCACCCGTGGGGCCAGTTTGAGCGTAGACCCAAATACGACGCAGGGTCCAAGCGGCATTGACTTTGACTCTGGCAAAATTGAAGGGTAGACCTATTCCTTGCCCAAGAGGTAACGTATGGCTATTACCGAGGAATCTTCCGCTGAAAGCATGACGGTGAGTTCCCCCAGCAAATTGATTGGTTACTCCAACCGCTCCAGTGGGTTGTCCAACATTCGCACCTTGACCAATTGGATTCAATATAGCGGTAGCGTTAAGGTCAAGAGTAGAACCTGCTTCAATCTTCACCAATCCGGTATTATTCACTGAAAATCGTTGAACTGGGGGGTCAGCGGTTTTTATTCTGAACTCGTCCCCACGGGTCTCAATCGGCCTTGGAACTCCTACTCCACCAGGGTTGCTGCCTGATAGGAGAAGGATGGCCGGAGGATTTGATGTAAGTGCTTCGTCCGCTCCCAAAACTATCACTGGGACAAAAGCTCCGAAGCCGAAAACGTTCTGGTCATCTACACTGAAAAGTGGCATATCCGCTCCTCCGAGTCTTGTGAGGAACTGTGAAAATGAACCAGCCGGAACTGCGAATACAACTTGACTCTGAGCAGTGTCCACAAAAAATATAATGTCCCCGGCAAGATTCTCTATCCGCAAAGGTTGACTGCTATTAGGGCCACGGGCTTTGAAAACATTTGAAATGGAAATGTCAGTAGCTGGCTGGATAATCTGTGTTGATGTAGGGATTTTCTGAACATAAGCATTTTTAAAGGACTGAGAATTAGGACCAGGACCTTCTCCACTATTAACCATTCCAAATGGCACAGATATTCCTAAAGAACCAAGCAATGCATACTTTATTGCGTCTCTGCGTGTTAGAGGCTTCTCTAAACGACTCATGGTTTACGACCGAACATGTCCCGCCCAATGTATTCAAAGAAGTTCGCAAGCGCAAAATATGTCATTAGAACCATCACAAACGTTACAGTTGCAAGAACTGGCGCAGGAAGAGCAACAGTAGCAGTTGTTATGACTCCCTCTGACTCTATAATGTAAACTTGGTCAGCCGTAAAGAGGCCAATTTCAAATAGAAAACAGCCAACAGCTATAACGCGACCGACCATGTGATATTCTGTAAGTATTAGCGCAATCACAAGAAAAACTATCTCAATTGTAAGAGAAAGCGGTAAAAATGCCATTACGCTGCAACCTCAACTGTTTTGCGAACCATTGTAAGATGATTGTAGATTGGGAAGAATCGTCGTGGCTCAGTAAAATAGCCCTCAGTATAGGAACCAGTTACACGATTAGTAACTACAATCTTTATTGCAATAAGGTCAGCTTTAATGTCTGGCGGAATACGCTGAGAATATATAAGAAAGTCTGGGTTGTTGCGAACTCTCGTATCAATGTCCTCCTTTCGTATTGTGTCGTAATGCCATGAAACTCCACGCTTCTTTGCCTGCCTGGCAAAAGCAGTAACATCACGTCTGCCAGCAGACATTGAATTACGAGAGTCAAGCGGTATGGCAGACTCATCAGTAAGCAAGTAACAGTTGAAAAGGTCCATTTCATAATACTGCTCAGGGTTAAGGTGGGTATGTGGAAAGTTCAGTATGCAGTCGAACAATCCGCTTCCTGACAATACTGGACAATTACAATAAATTTTACGCCCATGATTGTAAGCTTCCCAAGCGTAAGCTGCCATAAGGAGAGTCTTTCCACTACGGTTCTCGCCAAAATGCTCATAAATCATAAATTGACAACCACCACAACAAATCCTACCATTACGCCAATGGCAATGAGTAAGTCTAACATGCCAAAGATAGGTTCTTTGCGTTGTACTACAAGATTATCATAACCAAGGTAAATGACAGAAACCACCATGAAAACAAGCGCAATATTACGAGCCCAAGACAAATCTTCAGGAAATGGGTCCAGTGGCATAAACTCTCCGATGAAAATGTTGTCGAACTCGCTGGTCATAGTACCGGCCTGAGTTTCAGTGTATGGTTGAACATAAGCAACTGGATTAGCGCCAGCGACTATTTGACCAAGACAATCTACGCCACAGAAGGTTGTAAGTGATGCATAAAGGTCGTTGTCAGAGTACTGGCAAAATGTTGCCGACACTTGATTATAGCATAACGCTGGCACAGTCCTACAATCAAGGCCAAGAGTACCATCCCAAGCGGTTTCTACACAAGTAGAAGCTTCGGCTTGGTATACTACTATATCTATTTCCTGTGTGTCAGAGTAAAATGTATATGTTACGCGAGAAAAACAATTTTGAACTCCTAATGTGCATGTGGTAGCAGATACGCGCGAATAGAAACTTATTCTGCCCCACTGCGATGAGTTACCAATGCCGTCTTGTGCTATACCGCATTGCTCTCCAGTAGCAGTTACATATCTAAGGTAATTCGAACCTTCCGGAGCACCAGAAGTCTGTATGGAGCCAGTAGAACCTACACCGCAACCACCACCAGCCCAAGAGACTGGTATAAAGTTAGTATTGTCTTCGAAGCCATCATTTAGTACAAATCCATCGTTATGTGTAGCACTGGTAGGCACAAAAAATAGAAAAAGTGTCAACATAAACATAACCGGCCACAACAAAGCAATCAT